AATCAAATGATATACGTGGATCGTCTTCACGTTCTTCTTCTTTTGCAGGAGGGAATAGTATGTTTGCTACACCGCCTAAAGCCAAGGCTAATCCTATATTTCCTAGTGCTGCTGACATGGCTAAACCTGACGTCATTGGCACTCCTGCTGCTGCTCCAAAACCTGCTCCAGTCCAAGCAAGAGAACCTCCACCAGTAGCAAAAGCAGCTCCGATTAGTACTGCTCCCAGTAGAATACGTCCAAAATTTTCTCCTGCTCCAGTTATAACAGGTACAATTTTTATTTCTTTAGCAAAAGGATAATCAAGCTGTTCTTCTCCTACGTTGTTTCCATCTGTTAAAACCTGATAGTATTGATCTCTCATGTGACCCCTTAATTCAGGCCAATTCATTAAAAGAAAACTCATACAGTCACCTGTATTAGTTACATGAGCTTCTAATTCTCCGTGTCCAGTAATCTCTTTAAGAGATCCGTATAATTTAATTGTCTTGAGCATACCTATACCTCCCTCCCGTACATTTTAGCAACCATTCAGAGTAAGGTTCTTGACAACTTAAACGCCTAGATAAATGATGCAACACTTCCCCATCTAAAAAGATAGCAACATGATTAAGTCCTTTACTACACCTATTCATTAATAATACATCTCCATTTTCTAAACGCTCTTCAGAAGATAAAGGTCTAAAACCTGCTGACTTTAGAAAATCATCACCCGTTTTATTTCCATCATAAACTGGGTTTTCAAGAAAAGCTTCAGGGGATAAAGGTCTATCTCCGTCAATCAATTCAATGCCTCTTACTTCTCTATACCAATCTTGGACAAGCGTATAGCAATCTGTAACGCCCCAATGCCAAGTTCTACCTTTAAGCGGAGCTTTATAACCTACTGGCTCGTAGTAATCCCATTCTTTTGTGCTTGGACTAACAATATGCCAAGGCAAATCACCAGCCTCGCAACTGATCTTGTCTGATTCACTTGGAGTAGGTGGTCCTGATGGATGAGAATGTATGACAGCAACTACTTGTCCTAATTCTTCAGCTTTAATGTAATCTTTTGGATCTAAAATAAAACATTGTTCAGCATTTCCCGCTAAATTTTTACAAGCTAAATAAGCTTTTTTACCTCTAATATTGACAAGTAACCCTACGGATTCTTTAGGATCTTGTTCTATAGCATGTTGTAATGCTTTTTCTTTCCACATAATTATAAGAACGTTCCAATTGAAGGAAATAAAATTCTAGTACACTGTCTTTTTGGTACTCTTACCCCTGCTAAATCAATAACACTGGCTAACTCAAACGTTACTAAATCTCTATTTTCTAATGTTTTTCTGTCTATATAATAGATTTCTCTAGGAAACTCTATAGGAGACGGATCTCCATAAGGGTTGGCTAATTTAACAGTGCAACTTTCTTGGCTCTGTGATCCACCAGTTGATACATTGAAAAATAAGTAATAGGTATTGCCAGACTGAGAAACACTATATAGCTCATGTTTGCCATCTAAAAGATCTGTACCAGACGTACCATCAAAAACAATAAAATCTCCTTTACTAAAACCAGGGTTTGTTCCCGTTATGGATACTTGAACTTGGGTTCCAGTTGATGAAAATGTTCCAGATATAGCAGTATTAGGTATATTATTTTTCCAAGTAGCAGCATCTAAATATTGCATAAATGTTCTAATTCTTGTTACTTTTGCACCTGTTAAATCACTGCCAAAAGCAACCTCTTTGTTTACTTCCTGCATGACGGAAGACATTAAAGAAAGCGTATTACTTATTGTTATTTGTGGTCTAGGTAACTGACCTTTTTGAAAAGCAAATCCTGTTGCTTGTACTGGGTATCTTAAATAATAATTACCTTGCCATATAATATTCCCAGTTAAATCTTCGTTCATGCCAGCATGAAATCTATAGATCATGGTGGACTGATTACCGTGTAAAGCAGCATCAAGCTTTACTTCAAATAGCTCAATAATTGCATCTGGAGCAAATTTAGAAAGTTCACCTGCTACAGCACTAATGGCTAACCAAGTAACATTTCCATCTTGTATCGTTAATCCAATCGTGACAGGCCATAAAGGTTCTGTTGAACCAGTCGTTCCAGCAGTAACAACCTTATAAATTAAACCGCTATCATTTTGTTTTGCAGTTGTGGGTCTTCTAAGTGTACCTGCGGCTAAGGCAGTACTTGTACTAGCTGACCATGCTTCTATTGCCATTAGCTATCTGCTTCAAAGACTTGTCTAAATGTTGCTTGTATTGTTGATCTGTTTAAGTAAGGTATTGACTTGTTCCAAGAGTCACAGACAAATTTTCCTGCTGATTCTCCTTCTGGTGTGTAGTTAAAACATTCTTGATCTAAACCTCTTGCCTCTAAGAAATTTTCTATTGTATCTGCATCTGTTTCGGATACTTTAAAAGTTAAAGAATAGCTCTTAGGATTTTGATTTTTATGTAAGCCAAATAACACTCTTTGTTCGTATCCATCGGCAAAACGTACCACACGTTTTATTGGTGCTGAACTTTTACGAACACCGTAGGTTGGTTTTATAGATGGGAATGTTTCTGTCATTAGCGTGATCTAGCTAAGATTCCTCCTGGTCTTTGTTGTTTCACTAATTCAGCTTGTACTGCTTCTGCCAGCATACTTCCAAGTTGCTCTGCTTGCCCTGAATCACCTTCAACTGCCGTTCCAGTGGCATCAACATTGACCACAACATTAGATCCTGAGCCTAATTCATGGTTGGGAATTATCGTTCCCGAAGAATCGGGTACAAATAGTTCCGGTCCTCTTTCTCCTACTATTGACGGTCTTCCTTTAGGCGGTCTTCCTCCATCAGCAAAGTGACCAAAGAACTTCTTGGCTCCTGGTAATCCTGAGTTAGCAAGTAGAGCAGATATACCATAATCAAGAAGTTTATTACTGATATTAGTAAGAAGCTTATTCATTGCGTCATTTATCGATTTAGTTTTATCTAACGCATCATTTAGTACTTGAATTAAGCCGTTTTTAACTGTATCCCCAAGACTTTGATACAAAGCTACTTGCCTCTGAAGGTTCTGTTGATGTTTTAAACCAAGTTCTACCCTTTTTCTCATAGTATCATTAAATTCTTCTCCGTCTTTTTTAAATTGTGCTTCGATATTCCTTATTTGTGCTTTTATTGCTGCGTCCTTTGCTCCATACTGTAGTGTTTCTTCCATAAGTAGATTCTTCTCTTTTATACTCCTTATGGCTTTATTCTCATACTCAGCTTGTGCTTTTGCTTTATCCTTCGCCTTGTCAATTAGATTAAAGAATTTTTGTAACTCTATTATTCTATCTTCTAGGTCAATACGAGCATCAGTACCTAGTTTAGTTGCGTCTCTCTTTTCTATTAAGGACTTCATCAAAGGATCTTCATTATCGTAGGCTTGATTACGAAGGGCTGCTCTATTAAAAGGCTCAGAAAGCTTAGATATACCCCCTAGATTTAAAAATCCTTTATCTTTTAGCCTATTGATCCATAAATCGGCAAACCAACTCTTTATTTGAGAACCTAAAGTAGCAAGACCTCTAGAACCTTCTTCCATATCTGAAGAGAATTTTTGTAAAGCTTCTACTCCATCTGCCCCAACAACCTTGGTCATTCGCCTAATACTTTCCTCATAGGCAACCTGTTTACCTTCATTTTCTTTCAATAGTTTTAGGTATTTTTCAGTAGCCGTACCAGAAGCTCCAAGAGCTGCGGAAAGCTTACTCACATCAAAAGTTGATTTGTTTAAAGCTTTTCCTAACTCTCCTATACTTGCAATAGCTTGAGATATAGCTGTAGTTGCAGCAGTAGCCGCAATACCTCCCGCAAAGCCACCCCCAGGAGTAATAGCCTCTCCTATTGCTCCACCAGCCGCACCAAAAGCAGCAATAGCAGGATTTTGACCGAATAAGAGAGGGAAACCACCACTAATTAAAGCACTCTGAGCCATTCTTCCCCCTCTGCCTTTTGTCTTAGTAGAAGTTGTTCCACTGCCACTTACTACCTCACTTCCTCCGCCACTTCCTCCGTCACTTCCTCCTTTTTTACCGTATCTAGTGGCTTTTGCGTTAGCCCAATCTATTTTTCTAGCTGCTGCATCTAACTGATCTTTATCTTGTGCTGTTATAGCTTTTTCTAGCTTTAGCTCTAATTGTGTTGTATTTATACCTTTTTTCTGTAAACGAAGAATTAATTTTTTAGCACTATGTTCCTTGTTTAAGAAAGCTGATTTTTGCCTAGAAGCTTTAAATTCAGCTTCATTAGTTGCTTTTATCCTCTTTGCTCTACTCTCTTCCAGCTTAGTTAAATTGTCTAATTGCTCTAGTTCCCTAGCTATCTCTCCTGCGTTTCCTATACGGTCTTTTGTTACTAACTTACCGTCTTTT